ATAAAGAAACAGGACGATGTTATATAGGTCAAACTATTCAGGATCCTAATAGGCGTAGATTAGAGCATATTGCTGATAGTAGACATACTCCAAAAACCTATCACTTTCACAATGCATTAAAAAAATATGGAATAGATACTTTTACATTTGAAGTAATTGCTGAAGCAACTTCATTGACAGAATTAAATCTTCTAGAAGAAAAATATGTAGATCAATATGATGCTATCAACAATGGATTTAATATTCGCCAGGCAGGTGGGAATAAATTACATTCTACAGAAAGCAAACAAAGAATGAGCGAAGCGCAAAAAGCTGCTCATGCTAACCGTCGTGAATTGAACGGCGACAAACATGAGAAACATAAAAAACACATCTGGACAACTGCACACCCTAACAAAGGTGGCACGAAAAGAGAAGCATTTAGCAAGGGAACGCTGACATGGAAGTTAGAAAATGGTGTGCGAGTATTTTACAAGAAAGAGGCTTCGGTTTAACACCGATGAAATAAAATAGACTACTTCTACGACGGTCAGATACGCCGATATGTCACACAATTCATGCGTGTGTTTATAGGGTTCAAATATAAAGCCGGTGACGGTGAAGAAAGGTTAGTTCCTGTTATGTACGGTGACCTCAGCAAACAGGTAGCTGGAATTATCAAAGACAACAGTGAAAACAAAATGCCCACTGTGCCTAGAATTGCCTGTTACATCACTGGCTTAGAATTAGACACCAGTAGACTTTCTGATCCAACGTTTGTCAGCAAGATGCAGATAAGAGAGCGCACCTACGAAGATGTTGCTGGCCAACGTGTCTACGGCAACGAACAAGGTGCCGGGTATACTGTTGAGCGCCTAATGCCTACACCTTTTAAGTTAAAAGTCAAAGCAGATATCTGGACCAGTAACACAGATCAAAAACTACAATTGTTAGAACAAATACTGATTTTGTTCAACCCAAGTTTGGAAGTTCAGACCACAGACAACTACATTGACTGGACCAGCCTTAGTGTGATCTATCTCAGCAGTACCAGTTTTAGTTCTAGAACTATTCCTCAAGGTGCTACTGAAGACATCGATATTGCCAGTTTAGAATTTGAAATGCCAATCTACATCACACCTCCAGCCAAGGTCAAGAAGCTAGGTGTTGTTCGTGCTGTGGTACAAAACATGTTTAACAACACCGGCGATGCGGTTAACATCAATAATTTAATTTACAACGACGGTGACATTGTAAACACTGTGGAATATAAACGCTATGGCATTGTCATGCTCAAAGGCGACAATGGCATTGCTGGTGATTATAATATCAGTATCGTAGATGTCGGGCAGGCTGTTATTGATGCAGGATTAGATTTACCTCCAGACAAAATTGGCAAGAAGCTTGATTGGCAATTGGTATTAGATCAATATGGTGGCTACAAGGCGGGTGTTAGCCGTATTACTTTTAAGACAGCAACTGGCGGAGAGATTATAGGTACTATAACAATAAATCCTATTGACCCAACAATCCTAGTGGCCAGCTTAGACATGGACACTGTGCCTGGAAATACAGAATTAACAACAGGAACATATCCAGACGGCACTGTCTATACCAGTGTTAGATCCTCTAGTAAAGGCACAATAGATGCAATTATTAATCCCTACAATTTTAATCCATTAACAACTTACGGAACCAAAGCAAATTATCCTCTAGGTCTAAGATATCTAATGTTAGATGACTTGAATTTATTCCTAGCTCCGAGGCTGGCTCCTAGTATTACTACCAATATCATAGACACTGACATAGACTTTTATAGAATAACTAGACCCGACCAACGAGAAAAGGCCAGTGCTGCCAATTTGCCTAGAAGCTATAGAAATGTTTTTGAAGCCAAGGTATATGTCAACGGAGTTTCTGTACCATTTACTGAAGTTGAAGATGGCGGTAAATTTCAAACATTTAACAGTGAAAGCTATAGAACAGAATCTGGCAAATACAAAATACGCTTAAATGAGTTTCCTCCGTTAGAAGATGACGAAGGCAATGCCAGCGTTGTCAAATATGTTATAGAGCGTTACACCTACCCAGATTGGTATACTGAGGGAGATGACCCGGATACCATACTTGTCGAAACTGATGTTTATCTGCCGGGCAAGCCCGAGCGTAGCAGTGGTCCAGAAGCATGGAAGAATCTCAATGGCTCAGACTCCCATATCAAAGCCAACAGCATTATAGAATGGAATGGTAGTCAATGGGTTCGAGTATTTGACCCTGATGACATTACCACAAACATATTCATTACCAATTTACGAACTGGTATACAATATAAGTGGGATGGCGCTCAATGGCTGAAATCTTTTGAAGGTGAGTATTTGCCAGGATCTTGGAGATTGACTCTAAACCCCTGATAAGTACTGGATGCAACAGCGTGCCGGTCTTCTATTCCTTTGTAAAAAGACAAAAAGAGTCTTGCTTATTCTACAAGACTCTAAATGGACTGTGCCTACGTTTCCACGCAAAAGTACCTTGTTAGATGATGCGCAGACTCTTCTAACAGATTATTCAAAAGGTAAAATTGTTCCCATAGAGCTATATCTCAGCGAAGATCGTGGTTTTGAGTACGGAACCTATGTCTGTGTAGTTGAGGATGAATTTTTAACTACTGCATCTCCAACAATATGTTGGGCAGAATTAGATTATTTGCCCAAACAATTACACTCGGGGTTAAAGGCTACGTTAAATAATCAAATCATAAGAACTAAAATAGAAACAATTATGGAGTTAGAAAACGATGATTCAAAACACTGAAAGATTCAAGGCTGATGTTAAGCGATATTCAGAAGCTATTGAAAAAATCTCCGAAGGACAGTCAAAAACAGAAGCCAAAAGTCTTCTTAACAATCTCATCAATGAAGTAAAAAACATGGACAATATGTATATGGATATGGTTTATTCTAAACAGTTAACATCGTTGGGCGGAGAGATACGAGATAAAATTACGTCTCTAAGAAAACAATTAGATAGTAAACTTGGCCGATAAGCTCGGAAGTGTATGAATATTAGAGAAACTAATGTAAATATTCCAATAATTGTTTCAACATTAAAAGAACATGATAAAATAAAACACAGAATTTTAGATCTCATTGATCAATCAACTAATGAGTATCTAACTGGCACAGGCGAATTAATTAGTAGAACTGATTGGAAAGTATCGGACGATAATTCTAGAGAATATTTAGAATTTGTTATGCCGTTTTTAGTTGAACACATAGCTGAAATTTTTAAAAAATATAACACGCTAGGAATAAAAATTGGAAACGTTTGGTTTCAACAGTATAATGAAAACGATCTACATGACTGGCACGTACACGGACTGTGTCATTTTACAATAATTTATTTTTTAGAACTTCCAGACGAATCTATTAAAACTGAAATTAAAGATATGTTTGGTGAGCTAGTGCCTCACAATGCGGCCGAGGGGGATATAATTGTTTTTCCTTCTTGCTTATATCATCGTTCTCCAATAAACACTACAGGAAAAAGAAAAACTATTATTAGTTTTAATATAAATTTTACCGTCGACTTATGAAATTATTGGCTCTTAGATTATGTGAACATGATAGTAATTTTTCTTATTTTGACGGAAAAGAATTACATTATTTTAAATCTGAAAGAACAAGTCAGGTAAAACATCATGCATTTGATAATCTGTGGGAGTGGCGAGAGGTAGTAAAAAAAATATGGAATTTAGATTACAATACCATAGACGAAATTGCTGTTGTCTTAGATCCCTGGAGACACAATTTTCCGACAGATTTTAATATTTTTCCTGCAATAGAATATGATTTATTTCCTGCAAGATGTAAAGTTTGGAAAGTTCATCATCACTATGCGCATTCATTAAGCAGTTGGGTTGTGGATCTCCGAGAGCCTGCCGTTTCTTTTATAATAGACGGGTATGGGGACCAAGATCAATCCTGGACTGTAATAAAAAATAACAACATTATAGCTCAAGGTTCACTAAATTTACACGGAAGTATAGGAACTGAGATGGCTGAGATGGGTCGATTGCTAGGTATCGATGCAGAGCATGGGATTGATCTAGCAGGTAAAGTTATGGGATTACAATCATACGGAAACATAGATAATGAATTCTTAAAAAAGATTCATAACTTTTCTATCTACGAAATTAAAAAAATATTTGATATTTCTCTATGGTACACACATAAAGAAAATAAAACTTTAGGGAAATTAACCATACTCGATTGGGCAAAAACAGTCCATTATCAAATAGGCGAGTTGTTGGTGTTGTTTTTTAAAAAATATGCAAATCCAAACGATGTTATTTCATATTCTGGCGGTGTCGCTCAGAATGTAATTTGGAATACTAGGATCAAAGAGGAATTTAAAAATATAATCATTCCTCCCCATTGTAATGACGAGGGACTTAGCCTAGGAGCAATTGAATGGTTAAGAATTAGAAATAATCTTCCTAAATTTTTATTAAAAGATTTTCCTTTTTGTCAATATGATAAATCACCGGTTGATGTGCCAACAGAAGAAACTATAAAATTTGTTGCTGGGCAATTAGCAGAGGGTAAAATTGTAGCGTGGTATCAAGGGCACGGCGAAATAGGTCCTAGAGCGTTAGGCCATAGGTCAATATTAATGAATCCGATGATAATTAACGGAAAAGAAAAAATAAACAAAATTAAAAACAGAGAAAATTATAGACCGTTCGGAGCATCTGTTTTAGCAGAATACAAAGAAGAATATTTTGATTTACAATATGACAATCCCTATATGCTATTTGTAGGTAAATCTAAAAAAGATTTAAATTGTATTACGCATGTAGATGGTACAAGTAGGGTGCAAACTGTTAGTATAGACTCGCCGTTTAAAAAATTGTTGAAAAATTTCTATGATATTACTGGTTGTCCGGTTCTGTTAAATACTAGTTTAAATTTAGCAGGCAAACCTATAGCAGGTTATCCAGAAGATGCTATAGATTTTTTTCAAAATACAGATATAGATGTTTTAGTTATAGGAAATTCAATTTACCAGAAATAACAGATGGTATTTTGATTACATGTAAATATGTGTGATAAATTATTTGGGATAAGATATGCAACTATCAAATCAGTATTACTATTTTAAAAATGCTATTCCTCCGGATACCTGCAAAAGAATTTTAGACCTAGGTATCAGCAAAATTGAAAGTGAGAGGGCAAAAGGTAATAGCGTAGAAGGTGTTACATTTGGCAACGAGCAGAAAGGAGCCAAAGGCTCAGGCTCAGCCCCTCAGGCAGAATTAACAAAATTAGAACTAACAGAAAAAGGTATTGAAAATTCTTATGTTCGAGACAGCGAAGTAACCTGGTTAAATGATCAATGGCTATATGATTTGATTATTCCGTTTATACACGAAGCTAATAGATCTGCAGGTTGGAACTGGCAGTGGGACTACTGCGAAAGTTTCCAATTTACAAAATATAATCCTAGCGGATTTTATAGTTGGCACAAAGATGGCGGTAGTGATTGGATAGGAGCCTGGAAACGATACATCCATGGAGTTACTTCAGAACCTCTAAAATCTGATGGCACATTGCCTTCGGGATATGTTACTGATCAGCGTATGGTCGGAAAAATAAGAAAAATTTCATTAACTCTTAATTTAAATCCTCCCGGGGAGTACGAAGGAGGATTATTAAAATTTGACTTTGGTCCGCATAATACCAAACAATTTCATGAAGTTGAAGAAATCAAAGATCAAGGAAGTATGATAATATTTCCGTCTTTTTTAGACCATTGTGTAACTCCAATTACAAAAGGCACTAGGTACAGTTTAGTTCTTTGGAGTGTAGGAGATCCATTTAAATGATAGATGAACGTTTACAACAGATGCAACAATATTTTAAAGAAAATAATTACCTTGTAATTAAGAGATTTCTTGATAAAAGCACAGCAGATTTATTTTATACATACGCAATGAATAAAGTTCGTAAGATTGATTTTAAAATGCTATACGACAAAGAAAAATATGATCCAGATTGGGATGGCACATTTGGTGATCCTCAGGCCCCTATTAGCTATAGCTGTTACGGGGACGATCTTATAGATACTGTATTAGTTGCCAGTGCCGAGACTATTTCTAATTACACTGGATTGAATTTGGCTCCAAATTATAGTTATTGGAGATTTTATCAACAAGGTGAAATACTAAAAAGACACAGAGACAGAGATTCTTGTGAAATTAGTGCTACTCTATGTTTAGGTTATAATATTTCTAATCTAAAAACTGAAGAAAATCCAGAACCTCAAAATTGGCCAATGTGGGTAGAAACCAAAGATGATCCAGAGAACGGTGCTCCTGTTTATTTAGAACCTGGAGATATTATTATATATAGAGGTTGTGAAGTCGATCACTGGCGAGATCGATTTACGGGATTAAATCATGCCCAAGCATTTATACATTACAACGATACATCTGGACCCTATCAAAAAACGCTTGATGGGCGGCCTATGGTATGTATTCCAAAAAAATTCCAAACAAGATAATTAAAGGAGAAATTATATGTCAAATAAAAATCAACCTACAGTTCCACTCTTTGATTACGGCTCAATCAATGAAGTTCATGTCGAAGCAGCGAAAGAAATTTGTAGATTATTAGATGAAAACGGACAATCGATGATGTCTGAACTAGTTAAAACTAGATTTAAAGTTAGAGAAATTCCTAAGTTTAATTTAGATAATAGTTCGTTCGTGCAAGAAGCAAGGAAACACGGAATATTCTGCGGAATCCAAGGATTTATACAAGAAGGTATTGAACCAGATTTAACTCAGTACCAACTTTTAGCAGTTTGCGACGATGTTAGGAAATTAGATAAATTTATTGACGCAGTTAAAGACTCAGTAAGAAACAGTTAAGCTGTTTTAGATTGTCCTTGTATAGCGCCTGGCCCAAATCGGTTTGTATCTTGAGCTTCTATTTGGGCCAATTCTTCTGCAGAATACCACGTTTCGTGAAAGGCGGCCCATCCCTGAATTCCAGTCTTTGACTCCATTTCGGCGGCCCATGTAGCAGCAGCAGTATTGGCTAATTCTTGTGTATTGTACAAAGTGAATGATGTTCCTTCGCTCGACCCGGGCTGAGGAACAAATGCATTGATTGTAGTATTAATAGCAATAGCTTTATGTTTAGGCATATCAAATAACCCTCCTAGTTTATTTATCCAGATTAAAAATTCTTAAGATCGCTTAACAATTTGGCATGATCAGTAATTATTGACGTGTTTAATTGTATATTTCTATGATAGTTTTCTTTGAATTCTTTGTAATATCCTATCTTCGAACCTTGTAATACAGAGTCTAATAGACATTGTGCATGATCTTGATTAAAAAATCTAGTTCCTGCTCCAACATGATACCAGCTTTTAAATGGAAAGATTTCGTCGTTTCTAAAATAAGATTTTTTAGGAACACAGATATTAGATTCTATAATTATATTCTTTATGTACTCTGGCATTGTATTATTTTTTTTAAAATTTTTCCAAAAATCAGTGTCTGTTCTTTTTGTAATATAATGAAAATATAAAAAATCTAATATTTTTTGATTGGTATTTTTTAAAAAATTGTTGTATCGGTCTATACTATGTTGATCACCGTGCGTTAGTCCTTGTAGATTTTCCATAAAGGTATGTAAAGACATAATAGTAACCCAGATAGATGTTGCTTCTAGTGGTTCAATGAAACCTGATGATAATCCAACGGCTACGCAGTTTTTAATCCATTGTTTTGAATAACAACCTGCGCTAAAAGAAAAGCATCTAGGAATTTCAATATTAAATCCCAAATATTCTTCTAACTCTTTTTTAGCTTCTTCGTCGGATATTAAACTAGAGTCAAATACATAACCGCAACCAAATCTTCCCTGTACCGGAATTTTCCACATCCACCCGTATTTCATAGATATGGACTCAGTATACGGAGGAATAACACCGGAATCATTTTTTATAAAAAATGGCAATGCTCGATTAACCGGTAATACATCTTTGTAATCAATCCATTCGCTGTTGTAATGTTTTCCTATTATAAGTCTGCTGAATCCCGAACAATCAAACACAAAATCACAAGGTACTGAATAGTTATTTTCTAATTTTATCTTTTTTATATTTCCTGTTTCGTCGGAAATTATTTCAGACACTACAGAATTAATTAAAGAAATACCTCTAAGTTGTCCTACATTTTGTAGATACTTTGCTAGTAATGAAGCATCAAAATGTAAACCGTGTTTGCCTAAATTATCATAGTGTCTAAATGGATCTCCTTTTTTATTCCATATATGAATGTTAGGACAATATCTAACTTTGTTCTGTTCTGATGCCCACGCACTAAAATCTATGTTGTCTAAATTTTTTCCGTTGGCTATCGATTCTATGTCCATTATTGGAGCATCGCTAAAATTCAAATCGCTGTAAAATGAATGGTCTAGGTCATCGACATCTCTAAAAGGATGATAATAATGTGTTCCGTCTCCGTTCCAATTTGTAAATTTAATGCCATTCTTAAACGTAGCGTTAGCATGTTTGATTAAATCGGTCACTGAGATTCCAATTTCATCTAAAAAAGATAAAAAATGTGCTGTGGTTCCTTCACCTGCTCCTAAAATTCCTATCTCTGAACTTGCTATAACTGAAACATTTGATTCCGGAAAATAAGTTTTTAAATAAATAGCACTAAGCCAACCTGCGGTACCACCACCTACAACTACAAAATTAAAACCTTTATTAACGTTTTTCAACATAGTTAAACCATCCTGTTATAATATATTTTTCTTCATTTGGCGCAACAATACCTCTATGCGTGTGGGTCCAGTCTGCAGGCCAGATTAGAGTTAATCCTTTTTTAGGTTTAACTTTTACATTTTGATAATAAAATTCGGTTTCTCCGCCTTCTTCAACATCATTTAGATAGGTCATCCATGCAAGATGCCTAGTTGATATAGGATATCCCGCTACTCCCCGTTCACAATGCCACACCTTATAGCCACCGCCTGGAGGATAGTATTGTATTGCTGATGTTTCAACAATTCTCCAGGGCCCTGACCAATTGCACATATCGTATTCTTTAATATATTCGTCAACAGCTAATTGTAAATGTTTTATAAATTCTTGAAATATAGGAATATCATTATTGGGAGGTACTCCTACATCTATTGAATCTTTTATTTTTTTATTAACTATGACATCGCCGTAAGAGTTGTAATTTGTTCCAGGAATTTTTTCTCGACTATCTTGCCAAAATTTAATAACTTGATTGCAAATAGCTAGATCATCTATTTGGTATGTTTTGATAAAACTTCTTTCACCTAGATATATTTCAGACATAATTAAAATTTAATACAATTCTTCTTGGAGCATCTGTTGGCGTAGAACTAGAGTGATAAGTTAATCCGTCAAATAGGACCATTTTATTTTTTACGCTGTCTACCCTAATATCTTCTGTGCAGATTTCTTTGAGTATTATCCTATAGTATTCTTCGCTATTTAAATTCTGATTTAAATCTAATTTTTCTTTATAAAATATTGTAGGAGCATCAGTTGTACTAAAATAAATTAACCCAGTTTTATGTTCATAGTGTTGATCAACATGTGGCGTATTGATTAGTTGGCTAGTAGTAACTGTTATCATTCCTAGTCGTATTCTTGTTAAAGCATTAACTGTTTCTCCGTTTTCTCTAAGAATGCTAACTATCAACGGCACCAACAGATCAAACAATTCTGAATTTTTACGGCCTTCGTCCATAACTAGATGTTCAAAGCTATAGGAAAATAAGCTGGTTTGTCCAAACCCTGTTTTATAGGCAGTATTTCCAAAAAACCAAGGAGTCATTTGATGATGTATTTTTTCACTGACTATGTCAAACATTGAGTTAGTGAAAGCGTTTTCAATTATTTTCATTTAGATTTCCTATTCCAGATCGTTGCCAATTTTGCGGCCAAGTCCACGAAACAAAAGAATACTTTGTTCCACAATTTAATTCTGTAGATCCATGAGGATGAGTAACAGTACTAGGCCATATCATAGCAGAGCCCACAGGAATATTTTTAGAAGAAAATTCCTGTCTTGGAAATACCAAATCACAACCTTCATATTCATTGTTTAGTTTTATATTAAGTGTTAGAGTGCTTACATCATGGTGTAAGTCAGTGTGTTGTCCTATTTGATTATATCTAATAATATATGGAGAGAACCATCCATCGATCTCAATATTTCCAGAATAAATTTTTTTTAAAAGAGGATTAATTTTATTTTTATAATGATAAACAAAATCTTCAAATAGCACAGGACTTATTTTATCTATAGATAAATCGGCCCAGCCTATTTGTTTGGCTGTTCCTTTAGTAAATTCTATATTAGAATTAAATCTATTTTGGTAAAAATCAGCAACTGTTACTAGGTCATTGCAAAATTCTTTAGTCCAAAAAGGAGTTATTATGATATCATTTATTACATCATATTTAATTCCACACTCTGGGTCGATACCGTTTTTGTAATCTAATATAATCATTTTATTTGTAATTAAAAGATAAACTTATTCTTTGATCGTCGACATCATCTGTTAAATTCTGCTCTACGCGATGCTTTATATAAGATGGAAATAACAACACTGTATTTTTTTTAGGATTCACACTAAAGTTTTTAAAAGAATATTCAGTAGGCTGATCTGCTTCAAAATAATGTTCCTGGATATCAGGTCGTTCAAATACTATCGGGCCGCAATTTTTAGGAACTTTCAAATAGACAACTCCTGAGATAATCCCTTCTGTATGATAATGGGGATTCATGTAGGAATGTTTTTTATCAAGGTTAATCCAATAATTTGTTAATTTAAGTTTTCGATCAATGCCCCATATATTTGATATTTCATCAACTAACAGTCTAAGGTAAGTGAATATATCATCTAGATCGTTGTGTTCTAGTACAGTAAAATTTGTAGTCTGTAATCCGCTAGCAAATTTTCTAGGAATAAATTCTAATTTAGATAAAAAGTGTTCTAAATTGAAAGTTTGTAAATCAATAGTTGTTTCATACACTGGTGTAAAAAACAATCTCTGTTCTTTTAAAATTATATTATTCATCTAGATCAATGTTAAAATTTATAAT